GCTAAGGAGTGCGTGGGCCCCGGATTTCCGCCATTGCCGCCGCTTCACACTGCCCAAAGGCTTTGAATTGGCTGGCGCTGAAATATTTCATCTGATTTTCTCTGTCAAAATAGGTTTCCGCTGTCAGCATTACAGATACCTCACTTCCAGTTCGCTGTCGTTTGTCGTTCTGGTTGCCACAAACTGCAGCCCTTTGTCTTTGCATTTCTGATATAGCTTGTTCCGGTTTTCGTCGGACAGCTTTTCCGCCCCGTCAATCAAAATGATCTGCAGGTTGTTGGGTTTGGAAAGCGCCACATCCACACACAGATTCAGTTTTTCTCCTTCCGACAGATTGGAGACCGGCAGCCCGTGAATCAGCGGGATTCCGTTCTCTACGGTCAGTCCCTCCACCGGCAGCGTGGCAGTCTCTAGGATCTGTCCCGGCAAGGTTCTGGCCAGTTCAATCTTTCTCGTCAGCTCGTCCGATTCCGTTTTCAGACGTTTCACATCCGCTTCCAGACCCTGCATCCTCCGGTACTCATTCAGATGCTTCTTCATGCGTTCCGCGGTGTCGACTTCCTCCTGAAGCTGACTGCAATCCACCGGATCCTTTGCGATATATTCATCCGCAATCTGCATGTCTTTCGCCAGTTTTGCCTTCTTTGCTTCATATTGGCTGTCCGCCAGAGCAATCTTATCCTGCAGCTTACGATCCAGACCTCCCAGCTTTTCATCCGCTGCCCGGATTTCTGCTTTCAGCCTCTCTATCGTGCTGGTCAGTCCTTCCCGTTCCGCTGCGATAGCCTTTTCCTCTGCAGAAACCTGAATTTCCCGATCTGCTTCCAGTCCCCGGAGTTTGTTGTCATAGCTGTCTTTAAAGACCTTCGCGCGTTCAATCCGACTGTTTTCTTCCCGGATGCTCTCCAGCTTTCGGTACGCTTCTCCCAGATTGTAGCGCTCCCACTTGTCCGCATCATACTTTGCTGGAATGTCCGCGGCGATTTCTTCGATAAAGGCCCGCTTGTTTTTCAAATCCCGGTTAATGTCTTGCCGGGTCTGGAAATACACGCTATTATCCGCTTGGATGTCGTGCAGTACCTGCAGGATATTCTGATCGTAGTTCACGCCTTCCGGGATTTCTCCGAACTGCTCCCGGATCCAATTCAAATCCCAGTCAAACTCGATTAAGTCCAGGATAATCCGGTTCTGCTCCTGCTTGTTCATTCCGATAAAAGCCACTGGATCCAGCTGCAAAGGAGTAAAGAGCTGCTTCAGCATGGACTCCGGACCGGATACTTCCTTCCCGCCTTCTTTCACCGACTTGTAATCCGCCTTATCGGTCCGTTTCTTCCGATCAATATATAGTCCGGTATCCGTCTCAATCAGGATTTCCCCCTCAGACGCACCTTTCCGAATAATATAGTCCCGCTCCGACTGATTGGTCAGTCCATAGCGAATGGCATCGATTATGGAAGTCTTACCGGATCCGTTTGTTCCGGTAATCTCTACGCTGCTCCCGTCCAGTTCGGTTTCCGCGATTCCGAATAAATTCTTGATCTTAATCCTCGTCGTTTTCACTTATGGCCTCCTGTTCTTCTTTTTTCTGCGCCGCCTTTGTCGCGCAGGCTGCACAAAGTTCTTTCCCATATTTTTCTTTTGTGTACGCAGCAAGCTGCCGCGGACTTTTCCCGTGCGCTGCCCGAATTCCCCCTCCGCATTCCTCACAGAAAATCTCTTCTTTTGGCGCGTACGTCCTTACCCGGACCGCCATCGTTGTTTTTCCAAAGGCAGATACCTTTTCCCGGTACAAAATAATTTTTTTGCCCTGCCATTTTGCCACATCCTTTGTCCCTAAAGCTTCGGATACATTGGCTCCGTTGGTTGCATTCAGGATCAAAGGCTTATATCCTCCTCTGAGATGCAGACACAGTTTCTCTTGTGTTCCCCGTTCGTTTTTGACCTCGTTCACTTCTGCGTGGTCAATTTCCACCGTCAAATCCTCGCTTTCCGGCAAGTCCCACTCACCGATATATGTTTTATCCATAAATTGACGATAATCGCCTTCAATTTTCGTTTTGCTCATTTTTCTTCTCCATTTGACAAACCGTCTTCTTTGGTTTATTCTGTAAGTGATAAGTTTCTCGTGCTCCCCGTATTGGTGTTGCCGCACCTGTGGGAGCATTTTTCTTTTTATTTTTCATGCTCTTCAATCTCCTTCAACTCTTCCTGCAGCTTCATCATCCTTCCGACGCAGCGAATCTGCGCTTTAATCGCTGCCCGCTTCTGTCTCCTGATACGTTCCAGTTCCTCTAAGATTTTTTCTTTTGCTCTCATACAAACTGCCTTCCTCTCAGACCCCATACGCATAAAGATATCCATTCAGCCACAGCCCGATAAGCAAAGCCCCTGCTCCGATTCCGAGCCAGCCCATACATTCAATTACCAACCATTTCATCGCTGATTCCTCCTGAAGATGTTTTCAATTCATCGTATGTAGAAAACCCAGTTGTAGCTGCTGCAAGCACTGCTTTTCTTGCGTTTTTATCATCATATTCTGAGATTACTTCATACAAAGATGCTACAATGAGAGACAGCTCTGCGAGCAGGTCTATCACATTCCCCCGCATTTCCACTTTTCCGCTTTCTGACTTAATCATTCTCTCCTCCTATGCGCTAACTTTATCTTTTTCCTCCTCCTTCGGCACAAGTTTGGCTTTAATCTCAAGTCCAAATTGCCGATATTGGTCTGTCAAGGCTCTCGAAAGAGCCTCTTCCACTTTCCTTAAATCTACTTTATCTGCCACATTTTCCTCCTTTCTGATTCTATAAACTTACTGTGACTTGATACCGTACAGTTCATTTGGTTCAACCTCCAGGGCATTTGCGATCCTCGCCACATCACTATCTGTAATTACTTTTCTTCCATTCAGCATATTGTTGAACGTTTTATAGTTATATCCTGCCTTTTCCGCTACCGCCGCTTGGTTGAAGCATTTTTTTCGTATCAGACGTTTAGCATTTTGCGCTATTCCGTACAATCGATTCACCTCCAATCTCAAGAATCTTTATGATAACATAATGTTACATCAAGATTCTTTAATTGTCAATATATTTTTCTAAAGTTTCTTGATGATTTATCTTTACAAATAAAGATTTTTAATGTATCATACAGATGTAAGGAGGTGGTTTTGTTGGGATAGGTAAACGAATAAAAGAAGCACGTGAAAATCTTGGGATTACACAGAATGAACTTGCTGAAATGGTGGGAGTAACCGGATCGGCAATTACTAATTATGAAAAAGAAACTAGTCACCCTAAAGAAACTGTAATGTATAAGCTGTTTGAGGCTTTAAACGTTGATGCCAACTATCTTTTTCAAGATGTTGTGAACGTTCCAAAAAAGAATAACGATGTAACATTGTCCGAGTTTGATGTAATTAAAAAGTACAGAAAGCTTGATGATCTGGGAAAAGAAATAGTAGGCCTGATCTTAGATAAAGAAGTAAAGCGTACCGAACAACTAAAAGAAGCAGAGGAAAACAAAAGCTCTTATGTTCGAGAAGATCAGATCATTTACTTACCAGAAATGTACTCCCGCTTTTCTGCCGGAACTGGACAATATAACTCTGATTCCGGCTATGAGATGGCAGAAGTCCCTTATTCGCCAGAAGCGGCACAGGCGAATTACCTGATTACCGTATCAGGTGACAGTATGGAACCAGACTTTTCGGACGGGGACAGGGTATTTATAAAATCCATGCCGGACATTGAGATTGGAGAGATCGGGGCATGGCAAGTGAATGGAGACCTCTTCATTAAAGAGAAAGGAAATGGAGAATTAATTTCCGTTAATCCTGATTACGACAACATCAAGATCGGGGAATATGATGAGGTTTCCTGTCTGGGGAAAGTTTTAGGTAAGGTTAATAATTAAGTTAAAACGGGGAATTGGGATTAATCGTATTTCTAGGAGGTCATTATGAAAAAAGTATTGAAGATGATTGCTCTGAGTATGGTGCTGTTTGTTGGAGGCGCGTTTGTGCTTCCGGCACAGATGGGAAGTCTCGATTCCTATGCGGCATCAAACCCAAAGATCAGCAAGAAAAAGGCAACGATCGTCAAAGGCAAAAGTATTCGACTGAAAGTAAAAAATCGAAACGGCAAAAAGGTAAGATGGTCAAGCACAAAAAGAAAAATTGCCACAGTCAAAAAAGGCAAGGTTGTAGCTAAGAAAAAAGGAAAGGCTACTATTATCGCAAAAGTGGGGAAGAAAAAACTAAGGTGCCGTGTTACCGTTAAGAATCCTACTACACGATTAAATAAAACAAGAATCACCTTAACTTTAGGTCAAAAATATAAACTGACAGCAAAAAGCAACGGAAAAAGTAAGAAAGTAAGATGGAAGTCAAATAATTCTAACGTTGCATCCGTTTATAAAGGCACTGTTACCGCAAGAAAAGGTGGTACTGCAAGAATTACCGCAACCATGAACGGCGCTTCAAAGACGTGTACGGTTACTGTTCGACCATATCGAACATATAACGCAGGAATGTATCGAGTTGGTTCAACAATTCCAGCAGGAGAATACTATCTCTACAGTACAAATGATTACGGTGCATATTTTGAAATAAATGCAAATTCATCTGGAAGCATTGATTATATTATAGCGAATGATAACTTTAACTACAACTCAATCATAAAAGTGACATCTGGGCAATATTTAACACTTGAAAGATGCTACGCAGTTCCGGCCGGATATGCGAGTGTATCCACGCGTGGCGAAGGTATGTTCAAAGTTGGAAAAGATATTTCAGCAGGTGAATATCAGGTTGTTTCAACAAATAGCATAGGTGGTTATTACGAAATCTCATCAGACGCTTCGCACGTTATAGACAAAATTATAATAAACGATTTCTTCACAGGAAGCAGATATGTCACTCTGCAAAATGGACAATATTTAAAACTGTCTAATGCAAAAATTGTAAGATAAATAAAAAGCCCCCGTTTCCGAGGGCAGGGCTGCAATGATACAGCCGTAATTCGCACCTACATTGTATCATTGCGGCCCGAGAAAATCAAGTCTCGGGCATTTCTATGCCCAAAAATAGGAGGGATCGTAATGAAAGATGAAAACTTAGAAGGAAAAATAGCTGCTCTTTATATCAGAGTAAGCACGGAAGAACAAGCTTTAAGGGGTTATTCTTTAGAGGCTCAGCTTGCAGATCTGGAAGCGTTCGCAAAAGAGCACTTCATGATTGTTGTTGACCGGTATATTGATGCTGGCACAACGGCACGAAAGAAGCTGAAGAACCGGAAAGAGTTTCAGAGAATGCTTTCAGATGTTCGGGCGGATAGGATTGATATAATCCTCTTCATAAAGCTAGACAGATGGTTTCGGAATGTGGCGGATTATTACGAAGTTCAAAAAATCCTTGACGCGCATAACGTAACGTGGAAATGCACACAGGAATTTTATGATACCACTACGGCGAACGGCAGGTTGAATCTCAATATCAAGCTTTCCATCGCACAGGACGAATCAGATCGAACCTCTGAAAGAATTAAATTTGTTTTTGAGAATAAAGTGAAAAACAATGAAGTGATTTCTGGCTCGCTCCACTATGGATTTTGTATTAAAAAAGAAAACGGAAAAAAGGTTGTTGGGATTGACGAACAAAAGATGAAAATCGTCGGAGAAGCATTCGATTTTTTTCTTTCCTGCAACAGCATGAGACGAACCTGCTTCTATATTTACGAAAAATACGGAGTCAACTGGCTTCCAGAAACTTTCAAGAGAATGATCTACGATGATATGTACGCAGGAATCTACAGAGAAAACGAACATTACTGCCCTGCCGCATTCTCGCTTGATTATCTAAAAAAAATAAGAGACAGGATTCCTTTGCAGAATTTTTCAAGAAAAAACACATACTGCTATCTGTTTTCCGGACTTATAAGGTGTGCTATGTGCGGTCACGCCATGACAGGAAACAGACACACAAGAAAGAAATCCGTCTATGCCTATTATCGGTGCCGACAAGGACACAGGCTCAGAGGTTGCACTTGCACAAGAGGAATTCGCGAGGAACTCATAGAACAGTATTTGTTGGACAACCTTAGAAAGGAAATCAAAACGCAGATTACAGAGTATACGATTTCAAAAAAGAATGTTCAGAATCCAGGCGGTGAAAAGAGAAAGCTAAAAGATAAGCTAAAAAAACTGAAAGACTTATACCTGAATGACCTGATTGACCTTTGCGAATATCGCAAGGACTATGAATCTTATCAGGCGGAATTAAAAAAGCTAGATTCTGTTAAGCGCCCTGAGATGAATACCAGGCGATTACAGCGACTTTTAAACGAGGACTTTGTATCTGCTTATGAGACGCTGGATCGGGAGCATAAACGTGCATTTTGGCGGTCTATTATCAAAGAGATTTACATAAACGATAAGCGGGAGATTGTGCGGATAGTTTTTTTATAACTTTTGTTGGACTAAGCACTACGCTCCCGTCGGTGCATGGTAGTTAGTACAAAAAAGAGCGGTGACTCCGCTCTAAATTCTCTATTTATAATATCCAGGGCATTCACATTCTGCATAAATCCATGTCCCGGGGATTTCTTTAACGTCAAACGTGAAATCTAAACACCCGTCAGCGATGTCAATTTCCCATCCGGTGATGGTAAACGTGAGCTTTATCAGTTCAAGTTTGTCCGTGTATGATGCGTTTCTGAAAATTTCAATTTTCAGATCTTCTCCCTTCTCATACACTTCTATCCCGACCTTTTCTAAATCAAAGCCGAAATCATATTCTCCTAACTGTTCCGCCGCTGTCCAAACGTTAAATCGTTCGGCCGGAACCAGCTCCTTTATGCTGTTAAAATCTATATTTTTTATTCCTTTTTTCTCTGCGTAACTTTTTGCCTGCTCGCAGATTTTAAACTTTTTATCCATTAATACTCCTCCTTCATCTCCTTGGCAACGAATTTCAAAATCCATGTGCTTCCGTCTTTTCTTAATCTAATGCAGGAAATAAATTTTTCAGGAAATCGATCACGAAAATACCCTCTGTGATCTATTATTTCGGAAGCGCTTTTTCCGTCATAGAAGCATTCTAGGAAATTTTCAACTGCGTTCTCTGCAGCTTGCAGTCTTTTGAGTTCTTTTTCAGGATCTCTGAAACTCATATGTTCCTCATCTTTTTTTAATTCTTCCGCAAGCTCCTTTGTATCCTCTGTGGCCGTGCGAAGGATATCTTCTGCCCATTTTATTTGTTTTTCGCTTCCTGAAAGTTTCATTTTTACTCCTCCTTATCAGCAACATCTCGGGAGCTGCTCGTACTCCCTGTTTTTCCTCCTTTGGGCTTGCCCCCTTAACTTGATTATGTTATAACCTTTTTATAGATTATTGTCAATATCCAATTTAATCTTTTTTTGAATTATTTTTTTCTACATATTTTATAATATTTCCCGGCTGCATATCCAGAATTTCGCACAATTTTTCAAGCGTTTTAATTCCTACCATTTCGCCATTTCTGATTTTTTGCAAAGCCGCTTGACTGATTGGTCTTTCATTATACAACCTTGTTGCATTCCAACCGCTTTCTTTTAAAGTGTCAATCACATCTATTTTATACGCAAGCATTTTTCTCACCTCCTATATAAATAGTAATCTACTTATATTCAAAAGTCAACAAAAAAATAATTTAAAAAAAGATTATAAAACGCTTGACTTTAATCTTTTTTTAGATTATAATATAGTCACAAGGTAAGGAAAGGACGGAAACGAAAATGAAAAAATACAATTTAAGCAAAATCATGAAAATGGCTTGGAGAAAATTCAGAGAAGGGTACAATGAAAGCTTTGGAGAATGTCTCAGATATGCTTGGTTCTGCGCCAAGCTGGAAGTATCCCAGAAGGTTCGTATTGGATACACATTAAACGACTGGATATGGAACAAAATTAGAAACGAAAGGTGCAAGGGCGAGTGGGTTGTTTACACAACCTTCCACGCTGAAGACATCATTAAGGAGACGGAAAAAGCCGTCTATGTAAATATGGGCGTTTACAACGAGTCCACAGGAGCCGAAAGCATCTACACGAAAAAATGCTGGATTCCGAAGTCCTGCATTACACAATATAGGTTTTAATAGTGCCGCCCGGCTGCCGGGGCGTAGAGTTCGGCAGCAGCGACCGGAACCGCAGGTCTTATACTTTTGAGCCTGCGATTTATTTATAAATTGACAAAAAAACAAAAAAGCCCCGGTCTCCCGGGGCGAATCATTACAGGTCTGTTTCGTCCCTACCGTCATCGGCGTGGCACTCGTCCAAATCGCTTCTGGGTGTATCATATGCCATCGCCTGTATGCTGTCCGTTACTCCCGATGTAGTCGGGTCTACCAGCACGCCCAGACCGACAAGCAGGTTCGCAAAGACACCGATTAGCTGCGTTACCGTATCCTCTGATACCGGCGGCACCACTCCGATGATGCCGCATACCTGATAGATGCATGTTACCACTGCCAGAACCAAAGCCAGCAGCGTCGCCTTATTTTTCAGTCTTAATTTTAAATTCATGTTATACCTCTCTTTCTCTTTTTAAATCTTTCGTCGGTAAATTAAACACTTTGCTCATCCGGGAATCCATATCCCCGTTCCATCCATGCTCTTTATAGCAGTCATACAGAACCTTGATATCGCGGCGCTGTTCCGGGGTGGCATATCCCCGGTCAAGCGCCCTCTCCAACTTATCTGCAAGCGTGCTGTATGTCACTGCCGCAAGAGTCTTTTGAGTCATATCTTTTTTGTTGAAATGTCTTGTAAGCAAATATTGAATCAGACCCACAACGGCGTTAGATGTAACGACAGTGGCCAAAAGTTCAAACGCTCCCATACAGTCCTCCTACAGCCTTGAATTGATGTATTTCTGCCAGCCCTTGACCGTAGCAGGTCCCATAGAACCGTCGATTTCGCCAGTATAAAGGCCTTTCGCACGGAGGAACTTCTGCATCGCTTTGACCGTCTTCTTGCCGCACCAGCCGTCTTTATCTCCTTTGTAATATCCTTCTTTCTTCAGCATTTTCTGAATCGCTCGAATCAGTTCGGAACCTGCCTTATAGTCTGACTTGTAGAATTTCCATGAGCCGGTATAAACGTTCGACAGATACTTTTTGTTGCAGGAAGGCTGATAAGAAACAATCCCATCTACGGTCGTTTTAAATACTTTCTGTGATTTTCTTGTGCAGTCTCTTCCCCAACTTCCATCTACCTCCGTTTTTCCGTTATCCTCCGGTTCTTTTGCTGTACTGCTTCCGGAACCGCCAGAGGACTTCTTGCCTGTTAGGGTTGCATGCAGCTTATCCCATTTTTTCTCATTGATGTACGGCGCCGGACAGTTCTTTCCGGTAACATCGTAGTGGCGAATAACCCGGCTGGCCGGAATGTCATACTTATCCATGAGATACCGCACAATCTCAGCGGTTTTCTCAATCGTTTTTTCGGTAATATACAGACTGCCGTTCTTCTTTTTGCAGCACATCTCTACGCCGATGCTGTTCGAGTTCTGACATTTGCCAAGGAAGGATCCGCCGCCGGAACCCTGACGACCGCCGCCACAGTGCCAGGCTGCGTTTTTGTCCTCTACCACCTGCCAGATTGAGGTGTCATCGGTGAAGTAATGTGCTGATGCTCCCCGGTAAACATTATAGAAGTATGACGCATTATTCGCCGCCGTACTAACGGCTCCAACGTAATGAATTACGATATACTTAATCGAACGGCTGTTATACACCGTCCGGTTCACTTTACTGATTTTTCTTTTGATGTTTGGTTTGTTTGCCATTTTTCTTTCCTTTCTCCGCTTATGCGGTCTTTATTTCCATTTGCCTAAAACCGCCACATTAAAGGTAAAGTTTGCGTTTGATGTTGACAGTCTGTGCGACTGAAGGGTAGCCTTTCCTCCAATTACTACGATCGTAGGACTAAAAATGTATACGCTTGATTGCGTAAGATTTGCAAATCCTATAACTGCTTCGGTCATATCTGGTATAGTTAACTCTTTTGAAGCAGTCGCAAATCCTGTAGATGCTCCAACCGGAGTCCATGTTGGGCCAAGAGAACTAGACCCAGTTGCAAACATATACCCATTCGCGTATTTTCGAATATGATATCCTCCGCTGTCGTATTCTTCAATTATAGGGTTAATAAGCGTTTTCTGAAGAACACTGTTAAGCAAGGTTATTCCTGTTTGTCCTGTGATTCCAGCGTCTTCTGCAGCCTGAATCGTGTCGGCGTCAAGAAAGTCATTTTGATTTTTTAGAATCTGTCCGAATAGAACTGCAAGGGTTGATCCGCTCGTTATGTTTGCGACGGATGCGGCTTCGGTAAAGTCAACCGTTAAGGACGATCCATCTCCTGTTGACGATAATTTGCCGTCAATTTCATTTTGTATATCCTCAGGTGCAGGCGTCCAACGGGTGGGGGTGGAGCCGATCTCAACTTTTGGGTGCCAATAAATAAAATCAAATTCATCGCCTACGGTTTCTAGATAAATCCCCATAAATGCAATTTCGACGCTTATTTGTCGTTTAGAAACAAATACCCTTTCTGTGCTTCCAGGATCTACACTTACCAATACTGATGCGCTTCGTCCGAACGAAATCGTTTTTTCGCCATTGTTTTTGACATAAATTGAAGCGCAATAGGTTCCATTTTTTGGGTAATTCTGTCCCAATTTTATCAATGCCGCAAGAACTTCTGTGCCTCCCGTTCCATGTGCTCGCTTCGCCTCCGATGTGTTCCATTCGGGAACGGTGATGTTTGATTCGATCGTGATTTGAGTTCCAGCGTATGCCAAAAATTCCTTATTTTCGGAATCTAGTATTAAATTTCTTCCGCCAATCTCATAAATAACCTCATTTACATCATCAAATTCGCCCTCAATTTTCTGAGAACTGTAAGTTGTAAGATTCGACACGGAATTATCATTAATTACCGTACCTTGAAGAGCCTCTTCAAGGGCATCAACAGCATTATTCGCCGCTTCCGCCGCACTGTTCGCAGCAGAAGCTTTTTCGTTTGCGTTTTGCGCTGCTGTATTGGCGCCTTCTGCAGCCGTATTGGCCGCGCTCGCCGCATTTGTTGCAGCTTCTGCCGCTGAGTTTGCCGAACTTGCCGCAGTGTTCGCCCCGCTTATCGCTGTGTTCGCGTTTTTGATCGCTGTTTGCGCATCGCTAACCGCTTGATTTGCGGCAGATACCGCATTTTCCGCTTCTGTAGTTGAATCGTCAATGCTATTAAGCGCGTCTTCCAGAGCTGTAAACTCGTCTGAAGATTCGATTGCCGACCCATCCACCCTGCTTTTTACGACATTTAGAGCAAAGTCAAAAGAGGTAACGCGCTCACCGCCATTATCGACCTCGATCTGACACACAACTTTTCCAACTTCAGCCAATATCTGTGTTGTAAGATCGACGCTCACCACGTTACCATCTACCATCGCATTGTTATAGATTTGCGCCCCGCTTGGTTTCTGCGCATATATCCTTGCCGTAGAACCGGATGGGATCACAAAGTCCGTAAGTCTGCATTCCAGCACGCGCCCGCTGTCACCTTGTACTGCGTCGATGGTCGGGAAAAGACCGATACGCGACACTTGTACATTTAAAATCTGAGTAAGCATTTAATTCCTCCTATCATCATGCCGGCGTTATATCCTTTATAATTCCAGATACAACTTCAACATCATATCCGGGGATTGGAAATGTACCGCTCCATGTTCCCATAATCGCAACATTGTTCACGCTATTTACATATAATCCATTTTTATCTGCATATACAACATTTTGACCGTTCTTTTGAAACGCCATCATGTGACTTTGCATAATAGCGCTTGTTTCTTGCGTTATATTCTCAATCGTACATTGTCCCGGACTAATCGTACATTTTATGTCTTCGTTTTTAACACTTTTTCCAGTCAATTGAATGATAGAGAAATCATTATCAACTGTGATGTTTATTGATCCTTTTTTTATTGTGAAATCGCCAGTATCTAAATTCCAAGAATTTTCGCCTAATTTGTCTGATAAAATGCCAGCGACAACGATATTGGCAATTAACCCGTCTGAGGTCAGTGCTGTAGTCCATTCCCAATCACTCCCGTCAGCCGTGCGTTCTCTTGAAATTTGTAACCCCTGCGTGCCCAACGCCATAGCGCCGAATGTCGGGCTTGTTTCATCCAAATCCTCGAATAATATCGCACGCACGTTCTGTTTTTTGGCAATGGTGTTTTGCAATCTTAGCTGCGCGAATGCGCCGTCGATAAATCCTTGCACTTTCTCGGCTACCACGGAGCCGTTCGGTCTTATAGCGCCGTCTATCCGATTGATGGAGCTTGACACATTGTTGAAATAGTTGTATTCGAAATCTCCTAAAACAACATCGGAGGTCTTCTTCAGTATGGCGTCGTACGTTAGCTCTATCGCCCGCGCTTCCGTGGTGATGCCCAGCTTTTTATGGTAGCAATGGATGGTATCGCCAAGCGACACCCTTTCGAGCACCTGGAAATCCTTGTACTGTTCCGCATTCTGCAAAAGCACCATATCAGCGGTCAGCGTCACTTTCGGCTTGTCCAGTCCCGCCGCATACTGCTCGTTGCATCGTTGCGTCAATGCCGCGTCCAGCTCCGTTTGAGTTTCGCAGACAATAACGCCGTTTTCCTCGTCATCCTCCTGCGCGTCCTCGGCCATTTTGACGTCATCAAATGTAATCGTTTTTGCGAGCACGGTCGGATAGTTGTCGAGCAAATCAGAATCCACATACCCATTGTTCGTCATCACATAACCGTTGTAGGCTTTTGGATAAATTCGCGTCACGACTTCGGTCATGTCCACGTCCTCAGTCAGCCCGTCGACTGGCAGGTTCTTTCCGTAACGTAGCTCTACGCCGTGATCAGACCCGACCTGCTCATCAATAATGACCTCAAAATTATCAAACAAAATCTCACCGCCCCAGCGTTTAACAAAAGCGTTGTCGTCCTCGCCGTTGATGGCCTCCATGAGATTCTTGAATTGATAATAGGCCGTTGAAGTCTTCGTGATATTAGAGCTGCCGGAGTACTTTGAATTAACCGCCGTCATCATGTCCAATGCCTGCTGTCCATTATCATTTGTCGGTCTGACGTCGACCAGAAAACAGTCGCCAATGGAATCATAAAAAATCGGCTCCAATTCAGCCTCAACGCCGGAATCGGAGACCGTTCTTTTTTTTATTCTGAAAAGCTGGTCGTCTTCCAAAAACGACGGCATTTTAACAACCGCGTTTTCCTCTATGAATTTCCAGCGCCCGTCCTTATCTATTGGATGTGATAGGCTCGCTGTCCATGCGCCGTTTAGGATGGCGTGAATTTCCGCTTTGCTCGGCGTCAATGTCATATCGCCGTTAGAGTTGAAATCCGTGTTCGACGCTTCATAAACTTGAATCATACTTTATACCCCCAATTCGGAATTATCGAAAGAGCAAAACCACTTGTAATGCTTACGCTGTTTTCGCCAGGTATTAAATATAAACCTTCGTAATCGCCCGTAACCTCGGTGTTCTGCGGCGTTCCGTCTGTTCTGTATGCCAGCATCCTTTCCGTGTCAATGGTGAGGTTCTGGCCGACGTTGGCTATCATTTCATTTCCGTTAACAGTCAACGTACACACTCCTTCGCCAGTGATCTGGTATATAGGGCGGCTTTCGGAATAGGCGTTCCATGCGACTTCGTCGATCGTTTTATCGTCCTGCCCATTAACGACAAACTTAAACGGTTCGCATACAAATGTAACCGAAAAAGTGCCGTAATGGCGAAGCTCGCGCTCGATATCTCCGTAGTCGATTTTCCAGACTCGATAAAACCCGTCATCTCCATCGGTAAATTGAAGCGTTCCCGTGCCGGACAGCCAGCGTCTCAAATCATCCAATTTGAGAGCGAATTTGTCAGATATAACCGAAAAGACACAGTCGATTGACAGGTTTTCCTGCCCCTCATCATCGCTCACAAGCTCGCCGCGCATTCCGGCCACGGCGGTGACGGTATACTGTTTCGCGCCACCGCTAAACTGAGGATAATCCTGCAAAATCACGCCGTGTGACTCTCCTGACTCTCCGTTGTACTGGAGATCGTACCTTTTGATTTCACCATCACAAAAACATGTCATCATACGTACACACCTCCAGCCCGCATTACCGCCTTTTGCTGATTGCCGATTTTCTTTATAACGTAATCCGACATGGTCTCCCTGAGCGGTGTACCGTCAACAGACGTGTTATTGATCACTTGTATAACCATGCCTTCCATAAATCCTGTCATATCTATCGGATCCGCCGCGGCGTTCGCTCTTGCGGATTCTTTCGCGTATTTGACCGAAATGTCATGCGGGATTACTTGAGAACCATTGGGCAAGTAGGTTAATTCCCCTCTTCCTCCTTCGTTCATTACGGCAAACCCGCCTTGCCAGTTATCAGTACCGTGGGCAAGATATGGAATCTTCCCAATATTAACACCCGGAATCATGTTGATTAAACCGATTGCCGCGTTTATGCCAGAAATAACGCCATTTACGAAACCTTTGACTGTGTTGACAAGTTTTGACACAGCGCTACCTATCCCGGAGAAGACTCCAGACACAAAAGAGGTTAATCCGCTCCAAGAGGATTTAATTTTGCCAAACACCTTCGTGATAAAACTTCTAACCTTTCCCATAACAGATGAAATCACAGAGTACACCTTGTTAAATACAGACGATACTGTACTGCTTACTGTCGAGATCACAGAGGCGATTTTATTTATCACCCTTGATATCGTGGTCGATATCTTGTTCCATATGCCCGAGATAATCGTAAACACTGTCGAAAAAATTCCTGAGATCGTCTGAACTATTGGAGAGATCACCTGAATTATCGAAGCTATCACGTTTGCTATAAATGTGATTATCGGCGAAATGATTGACATTATGGTCGATATAATACCGCCAATGAATGAGATTATTGGCGATATTGCCGAAATGATGCTTGACATAACAGAAACTACTACCGAAAGTATATTCGTTATCACAGGAGATAGCGATTGAATCAAACTTGTTACTATATTTAATACTGATATGATCGCCGGCATAATTGCTTGTATCACATTTGATAGTGTGCTGATTATGGTCGCTATCACAGGAGCTAACGAACCTACGAGCTGCGCAATTAACGGCGCGAGCGATGCGAACAGCTGTCCTATAGTAAGCGTTATTTCTTTCAATACCTGTGCAAGCTGTATTGCCAGGCTTGCCATAGTTGCGAAAAGCGCTTGCAAAGAGGGCGCAATTGTTTGAATAATCCCCATAACAACATTGCGAAACCCCTCATTTGTTTGCATCAAATACACAAATCCCGCAGCCAAAGCCGCTATGGCCGTCACAGCCAGTCCTATAGGAGAAGCCATGGCGCCAAACAGCATCGGTAATTTACCCACGACTCCCACAAGTGACCCGAATCCACTCACGAGTGGGCCAATTATTTTTAATGCAGGCCCAATACCAACGGCGACCGCGGCGCCGATACCCGCAACCTTGGTTATAATTCCCTGCACGGGTTCCGGAAGTGCTTCAAACTGAGCTTTTAGCTGTCTTACCTTTTCGACTGTGGATGCAAATGCCGCCCCAAACTTAACACCTAGATCCGTGGCCTTTGTTTCAAGGCCGCCCAGGCTTTCATTAAATTCGGCCATCAGCGGCTTAAGCTGGCTGAAAAATCCGCCGCCCTTTCCTCCTGCGTCAAGGAAGTTGGCTCCAATTCGGCCGATTGAAGCGCCTATATTGTCAATCGCCGCCGTGAACGATGTTTCGCCCATAATTTTGGCCGCGCCACCAATATTGTCGTTTATGGCATTATATAGCATCTGCGAAGATATCTGTCCATCCGAAGCAAGCTGTTTAACCTCAGAAGCGGCGACGCCAGCCTCTTCTGCGAGCCATTGATATACTGGCAAACCTCTGTCAGCCAGCTGTTCCAGGTCTTCTGTGTAGACTGTCTGCCCGGTCTGCACTTTGTTAATGATTGAGCCCATCTCGGACATTGATGTACCAGCTATTGCCGCGGCGTCCGCAGTCATGGTGAGGTACTTTGTCAAGTCCTTTCCCGGTTTGACTCTGGCAACAACAGCGTTTGCCGCGACCGTGGCCGCCTCATCAAGACCAAATGCTGTGCCTTCGACCGATTTAAGCGCGGAATTCATTATACTCTCCACGCTCTCGGCATCGTGACCCAGAGCCTGAAGCTTAGAGCGTGCCGTATCTATTCCGACTAATCTGTCAAATCCCTTGACTGCTGGAATAGCTGCCAGAGCTGTAGCCGCAGCAACAGCAGGCTTTGATATCTTGCTGGTAAGGCTGTCGCCTATGCTGGTGATTTTATTTCCGACGTTTTTAAAATTTGATTCAAACGTTGATAGCGTTCTTTCGGCTGTTGAAAATGCCTTCTGAAATCCAGACGCATCGCCTGTTATTCGTGCGCTTAAAGTATAATCAGGCATTCAACCTCCTTTCTGGTGGCTTTAATCCGTTGGCGCGATATATCTTGTCCACCCACGCCGTGCCTTCCATTGTTGCCACCTGTCTGGCAATTTTAAGATTGGCGGAAACAGTCTCCATGTCCGCCTTTTTCGATTTTCGTCTTTTAAGCGGGTCTATAGCGCGCTTGTTCTTTCGGCGATTAACGTTGTACGTCGCCGTAAACACAGCATTGTAAACGAGCATCATCCGCGATATTTCGCGCGTTTCCCACGCCTTATAAATAAAAGTCTTTTCCTTCAACGTAAGCGCGTCATAATCGGCTTTTGAATATCCAAAATTAACAGCAAAAAAAGCGAAGTCCATATCATTACGATATGGCTCCGCTATTTGCTGATATTCGGGGTCTTCTTCCCCGTCTCCAAAATATTCAAATTCGATTAAGCGCCTAGGAAGAAAAAAGGGCAATCACGCTCAAGGGCTTCAAGCACCATGCCACATACCGACATATATCCTTCGCTCTCAATAAGAGTTTCGGCAATTTCCATACCTTTTTTTGGCGGAACGAAAGCGTCCGCCCCCTCTTCTTTCAGGCCGTATGCAAAATAGGTTTTCAGGGCAGATAGCCCCAACATAGCATTATTTTTGCTGAGCTCTGCCATCATTGGCGATCCTGTGGCCGTTTCGATAAGCTCAACCCTTTTGAGCCCATATTTGAGCTCGTATGTCTTTTCCCCGTATTCTATCATCGTTCCTCCTTACGCCTTTGCTGTAACTGTTGCCGTCCCTGCTTTCAGCGCCTTTCCCGTACTGTCCACCTCGATAATCATTATCTCGTCTCCCGTTGTGGCAGCAATTCCGTCGGTGCCGTTCCATGCCGTGCCCGGAGCTGTCGTTCCGTATGTCGGCCAGTCAAGCGGTGCTTCACCGGTCACGTATTTGTAGCTGTTCCCGCCCGTCAATGCCGGATTGACATATACAGCCGTATCGCCGCTGCTCGTGCCCGCTACAGATACGACCGTCAGCGTGCCGAGAGCCGCAGATCCTTCTGGCATGGTGTCAGGAGCTACCGGATTGACCATAAGATCAACCAGCGCGCCCATTCCAGACAGCGTGATGGAATAAGTCGTGGAATCGTCGTATGGAGCTTCGATTGGGTAGTCCGTAACGACCGCCAGACCACCAAACATACCCGTCTTAGTCTTCCCGTTTACGACCTTAACACACACCGGATCGCCATTTTCAAACGCCTCCGAAAGCACGGAATGGCTCTGATCGTTTGGTACGTAGATACCGTCGTTATCAATCGACCATTCTTTCATGCCCGCGAGGTACGATTTCCAGCCGCCCTGCGTGTCTTTTGATGTGATCTCAATAGTATCCGCAGACCTGTTAATCGTCAACCCCTGCTGTCCGCTTATCGCAAGCAGCTCGTCGCCCGTTGTGTTAAATATGCAAAGCAGGATGTCTTTTCCCGCAACAGCTTTGGCGACGGAGCTCGTAAAATCACAATAGTTATTATTGTCAAATGCCATTAAATAGCCTCCTTTTTAAATCTTACAAATAAAACCGTAGCAGACCATAAAAGTAAAGCCTACTACAGCATGTTTCTCGCCCGTCTCGTCCGTCTGAATTGTTTGCACACCGTTGTCGGTTTGCATTACCAGCTCAAACGGTTCGGGCAGCTCGATATCTTCTGACAATGCTTCCTGTAAATCATCAATGAGATTGTACACTCCAATAGAGGACGGGCTCTTTTCGGCTATGCAGTGGATATACACCTCGATATTGTCGCGATACATCGTTTTGCTATTCGCGGGCGTAAGCCTTACGACTTCAGCAAAATAAAACGGGCTTTCGGTGTTTAAATCCACATGGTCGTAACATCGCAAGCCTGTCTTTGCTTCGATTTTATCCTGCACGGCTGCGATTAAATCAGTCAGATTTAATTTTTGATATGACATCAGGCTTTCCCCTTTCTTATAGCGTTTAACAAATCCTGCCTATATATCGGTCTTTGAGTATCGACGTTTCGATTGAGATAATACTGACCTTCAACGTATCCGCCGTTGACAGTCCTGTGACCGTATTCAACATGTGCTATTGTTATCGTAAAGGCTTTTTATCCTCTACTTCCGGGAGTTTCCTCGCATTATGGGATGTTTATTCATCCCCGGTTCGGCGTACGTCATAACAAAAAAGAACCTGTTTTTACAGATCCTTTCTTGTTCCGGGCACTCTTGCCAAGATTATATTTATTCACTTGGTACGCTCTACGGTGTTTCACAGCCTTTCGCTATCTGTGAAATTACCACGGCGTTGGCATATTTACAAGTCGCTTCTTTTTATACCATATTTCCTATACTTACTATAGGCTGTTTTGTATGGAATATTTAATATTTCTGAAAGCTCAACAAGCGTAATCATTTTCCCGTTATATTCAACCATAACATTACTACGTCTGTTTCTACAATTTTCTTTTTGTGTTATCCATCTGCAATTTTCAGGAGAATATCCAGAGTTATTATCAATCCTATCTATCTGAAGATCTTTTTTGAATCCGTGAGAAAAAGACCATTCCGCAAACGAATCGAAACTATCTAACCATTCTTTGCATATAGTTATTCCTCTTCCTCCGTAGTCATTGTATCTATGATCATTCTCGTTATAACATCTGGATTTCATATCGTAGTATGCATCCCAAAGTTTTGTGTGGCTTAGCTTGTGTCGATGAAATTTTGTAAGGTTTATTCTGTCTTGCTCTTTCTTCATACACCCGCATGATCTCACAAGACCAGAAGTTAAACAGTCCGTTCTTACTTCTTTTTCTCTTCCACAATCACATTTGCACTGCCAATAATATCTTTCACGTTTCCCACTTTTTACTTTTCGAGATACACATATTACTGTTAATTTTCCAAATCTTTCACCTGTCAAGTCTCTAAAACATGGCATAGTCATCACCTCATTAAGATTATACCATGTCTTATTTCGCATGTCCATACTCTACATGTTTATGCAACTCGCAAACTTAGCGTTCGCCGTTTTTGCCCGGTTTTATATGCGTCACATATACGAAGCGCATATTCTTTCGTATATCCCATTGTTTCTCCAGATGTTCCAGCCGAAAGTCGCAATTCCCCATGCGGACCACCCGGTCTTGTTTCTTCAGTCGACACCGGAGTTCCGCCGGATGCTCTCGCCCTGTTCAAGAGCTGGACAGTCTGCTTTTTTCGTATGGCTTCCCAACGTATAGAATTCATGCGGTCAAGCTCTTTTTCAAGCGCGGGAATGCCATCAATGCTCAATCTAAACGCCATGACTTACTCCTTATAGACTTCGACCTGTATGACCGTATATCGCGGGCACAGGTCAATCACCGCTTTAATTTTTTGCCTATGCTCGCCGATGGTGGCGTGCGTGGCGTTTTTCGGAAAGCGGTCAAACGGAAGTGGCAAAGCAAACCTCTGTTCGTTTCTGGTAACATCTCGTCCTTCTAAAGCAACTTGCTCGTCAGTCCACGGCGTGAAACGCGCGAAAGTTTCTTCGAGCGTTTCCCACTCGCCGCCGGCGAGATTGCCAAGGGCGTCTTCTGTCTGCCCCGTAAGGGCTTCAAGTGTGCATGGTTTCCAGATCAATAGAAATTCACCACCTTGCTGCTGTTTCCACTTTCGGCCTGCGTCGTTTTCCAGTCTCCGATCTCGCTCGCGTATTCGGCAAGGATATCGTCAACAAATGACGTTGATATATTCGCCACGCCCTCCGACGATATGCCCTCATAGTATATCCTGCGTATCATTTTCACGGTTGCGTCTACGCAGACAGAGCCGAAAAGAGGCGGGAGATCTTCAGCTCCCAGCCTCAAACACAGCCTGTCGCTTATCGTTGATAGATATTCGAGCAAGTCGTTGTCTGTCAGCTCCGTATCGGGGAGCCTTGTTCTCAGTCTCATCAAAAGCTCCTCCATGCGCGAGCCTCCTTTACTGTCCGTCGTTGACTACTACAGCAGCAGAGCCGGAACCTACAGCCTTAAACCACTGATCTGCCTCAACTACCGTGATATACTGTCCTGCCGTCGCTTCAATGTCAGCATTCTGCGTGAATACCGGCCAATTTCTAACGTTTTCGCCGTATTCAACAGGTATCACCGCCGCGCCCAGCTTGTACTTCAGGACATTGCCCTCAGTTCCAACTGTGCCGGAAATCGTTGCCCTTGTAGTTCCCTCAACAGAGCCTTCTGCCGGAGTTACCGTGATAGTTCCCAAATCTGGAGCGTCTGCGATGGTGATCACTGCTACAGCGTTAAGATATTCTGCAAATATCGTCAGACCCATAATAGCATACGATTCAGACTGCGCTCTCTGGTATACGCCCTCTGTATGGAATCCGATATACGGCACGTCCGCGTCGGTCGTGTATGCCAAGCCTGCCTGCGCAAACTCGGAATCGGCAGGATCAACGTAGTAAACATTGAGATTGTTGACCGGCGTTGCAATCACTCTGCCCTGCGGAACCTCTGAAGAGAAGAACAGTATATCCGCTCCGAGGAAGTTTTCGACGTAATCCATGCCGAAAGCGGTCTGTACTGTGATCTGTGCACCTCCGAGATACTCGTACACATCAAGAGTGTTTGCGAACACGGCAACGCCAGTAGCAGAACGGTGCATCTTTTTGAATGCGTCCTTAACTCTGCCTATTGCCATTGCTACGGCCATCTGGAAAGTGGTTCCCTCAGATGTGAGCTGGCCGGTAAGCAGGAAATTGTAAAACTGCGCCAGTACATCATCCTGAAGTTGCACCTTAAACTCTTCGTCAGTCATTCCGACTGCCGTTTCAAGCCCGTACTTTTCGATAGCCTCGATTGTTACAGCCTTTCTGTACTTCAGAAGCTCTATCGGCTGAAAATCTACAGGTTCAACCTCAAACTGCGACAGCGGAATCAGGTCTCCTTCTGCCACCGATCCGCTCTGAAGCTCGCCTGTTGCTCGCTTTGCCGTCAACATAGTACCGTTTGCTTTCCTTATCGGTCTGGATATGCCCATAACCTCGGTCAGAGCTGTTATTTCCCTGCCGAAAGATGTTACAAAATCAACCTCTCTCGGGTTGATGCTAAACTGCTGTGTAGTTATAGTGTTTGGAATTACTGCCATTTAAAATTTACCTCCTTGCAAACAATTCAGGGTGCTCCGCCATTAGCTTCTGGCGTTCACTCCTGTCTTTTACCGCTAAAATCTGTTCTTTCGTGATTCCATTTGCGTCCGACCTCGAAGCCTGCGGCGTGTTGCCCTTTAAAGCCTCTTTGACAGCAGCCTGAACAGCCTCTTTGTACGCTTTTGCAAACGCTTCAACATTGGTCTTTGTCGTGTCTGCATCTTCAGCGACAATGTTCTGGATAAGGTCATCAGGAAGGTTAATTCCTTGCTCGTCAAGCATCTTGCGAGCCTCGGAGCGCATGGCAGTTATAGCGTTCTGCCTCTTGAGCTCTGCTAGCTCCTTCTCAAGCTGCGCCGCTCTGTATTCTGCCTTTTCTTCCTTGTTCATCTGCGCCATCTTCTCAGCTTCTGAGACCTTATCGTCAGTCATGTTCTGCCATTTCTTCTGTTCGTTGGCGATTGCCGTCTTGATTGACTTCTGTACTCGTCTGTCAAACTCCGCCCTGTGTTCAGGGTCGTTCAGGAAATCATCGAAAGACACTTCCTTTGTTTCGCTTACAGCCCCGCCCTCGTTTCCGTTGTTCTCAATAACTTCGCCGCTGTCGTTGCTGTTTGCGTTCATTTCTGCATTAATCTCTGCCATTTTTTATCCTTTCCGCCCCGTGCCGTGTCCTACCGACCCGTTGCTTTTACTCTCCGCCCCGTCTCGTCCAACGTCCGCGCCGTGGCTTTCGTGTGTGCTTTTATATATCAGCGCCTTTCGGCGTGACTATCAAATCGCCGAACACGTCCATCAAGTCGCCCGTTCCCCGCGCTCTTCTTACGACGTGCCCGTTTTCAAATAATAAAAAATCGGGGATTCCCCGACCAAAATATTTCATAAGCGTTTTGGGATTCTGCTGAACATCTATCCAGCCACACCGCACGCCTGTATCCGCTTCAAAATCCCGCATATATTTCATAGCTGCGCCGCAATGACCGCACCAGCTTGTGGACAATAAAACAAGCGCCATGTCAGCGCTTGTAAATTCGTCTATGGTTTTGTCTGTTAATTCTATCATAGGCATTCGGTCTCCTTGAAAACATCAAGCAGTTTTGGAAATTGCAGTGCTATCCAGTCGACAATTTCCTCGTTTCGCGCCCACTCAGCATTACCTGCAAGACCAGATTCATGAAGGAACGCGTGGGTAATCTCATGCCGAAGAACCTTTTTCTTGTACTCTTCTATGTTGGCTACCATTTCAGGGGATTCCGGAATATCCACAAGCACAATTTCTTTGCTGTATGGCTCGTGATAACCGTCGGCGTCCCCTACCTTTGCTTCGTCTGCCTTGACGTGCTTTATTTTATATTTTGTACCTAAAATTTTTACCTTCATGCTTTTCTCCAATAAAAGACCCGGGGCCCGAAGGTCACCCAGGTACGTTCCATATTAAAATATTGATGTCCAGTCTTTAATAGCCTCGCACTCTCTTCTCTATTGTTTGCGCAGACTTGTCAGAAGCTTCTCCCCCTCCATGTTTTTCCACATAGTCATCAATCCATTTCTCCCAATCATCAACGACGATCTCCCATGTGCATCGACACCACGGATGTATCGGCGGGAAGTTAACGCCCGGCTGGCGTTCGGAAATTAAAAATACCTGCTCCCTCAGGCCTCTGCATATCGGGCAAGTCCTGCCGTCCAGCACAGGCGAAAGCCTGTACTGCTCAAAATCATCTTTGAACGGCTGCATGGTGCTCTCGGCCATGACATATGTGCCTTCGGTATAAACCAGCCTGTACGCGTCGTTCCTGTTGACACGATCGAAGCGTTTTCGCAAATTCCGCACAAGTCTGTCATAGCTATCGCCGCGTGCGAAGCCCTGTGCCAAGTCCTGACTTAGATACCGAGCAAGTTTTTTCGTATCGTTCCATATTCTGCTCGAGAAATTCTCGCCGTCACTCCATGCTACATCAACGAATTGTTTTACAACGTCAGAATTGAGGTCGTAGAAGTTCTTCCCAAATCCCAGTGCTTCCATAGCGTAGTTTAGCCCTTTCTGTGCAAGGCTGGTTTCATATCTTTTTACCTGCTCGTTTGTGTATCCCGCGATATTCGCCTGGGCCATATAGATTGAATATTGCAACCCCTGAAGCCTGTCCAGCTTGTAAATCGACTCCCTGACCGGCATAAGGTTCGAATACTGCGGGTATTTCGCTGCAAACTCGTCCATCTTCTCCATCAGGAGCCGCCTGTCCTCATCTGACAGATTTTGAAGCAAGTTTCTATACGCTATGACATTGTCCTCGCCATACTGCTGATAGTATGCGGCGATTTCCTTCTCCAGCCGCTTGAATTCTTTGTCATAGAAGTCAGACAGACGCTTCTTGAGCTTCGCTTCGCCCTTCTCCGCCGCCTTCTTCAGCTGTTCCTGCCGATTCGTCCAGTAACTCATCTATAAATCTCCATTCAGTATTGCTCGTGCCTCTTCTTTGCTAATTCCTATAGCCGTAGATATCAGGTTAACTGCCTGCCCTTCCGTCAGGCTTCCGGCACTGAATTGGGACATAATAGCGATAAGGCTCTGTGTTTGGGCTCCATTAAGAGCCTTCCCCTGAACCTCCGTTATTGCCCCCCCCAACAATTTCCAGATCTTCTGTTTCTTCTACTTCTACAGTTCTATTTGTCGGATAGTCCGTCATATATCCTTCGCTGTCCTGCTCTTCGTCTATCTGCTGTATTTCCTGCTGCACGTTGTCCACGATCGATAACACGGACAGCTGCGTCGGCTGCGACACGATTCCGGTCAGCTGCGCGGCAATCTGAGCCTCTTCAAGCAGATTTGCCGGCATATTTTGCGTAAAAATATATTTGAGCTTTACCCAATCATCTTCGCGCATTCCTGATACCGGATTACTAAAAATAACCCTATATCTGCGGTTCATGCCGCTGGTAAATTTCCTCTGCTTCGTCAGTGCCAAATCACTCATTGCCTGCAATTTGTATTTCAATGCGATTCCAGAACTTGATCCGAAATTCTCGTCTGAAATGTTTGCGACCATGGATATCTGGAAAATAAGGCGTTCGAGCCTGTTGAGCAGATTCTCTTGAGTCGTATCACCGTTCGGCTTCTGTAAAAACTCCACTATTAGGTCAGATACGCCTGTTCCCTCAAAATTGATAATCCTGTTATCTCGAATACTCTGAAGCACTTCATCACCCAGCTTTGCGCCCAGAATCTTTAAATACGCATCGGCAAAATAGGCGACGTCGTTTGCTTTCTCGCTTATAGCTTCGTTATATTCGTTTATCATGGATAAGACAGGCTCGAACAGTCCGATTTCTTCCTCATTTTCTCTAAACTCTGTTGCCGGAACGTCCTTGAATCCGTGTAATGTCTCTTGTTCTGCGATCCAGTGTAAACCGCCCTCAAACGAAAAATACTGAACGCGCTCTCTGTCCGAAGCTGATCCGTACATGTTGTCATCTGCATCCATATAAAGCCTTACGAAGTAGCGCGGCCTTTCGAGGATTGAATCGTCATAGATCATAAATGCATCTATCGGCGAAAGATACGTGATTCCGATGTTTCCGTTCTCGTCAACGTAGTACATCTCGTATCCCTTTCCGTAGATGTCGCAGAGCTTCGACAATTCGGCGTTGTTATCGTCCTGGTCATTATAAGCGTCCAGATATTCAACGTAATTTGCTACATTCTCGTCTTCGTCGCACATGACCTTTATTGGCGTTCCGATAAAGAACCCGTTCATGGTGTCAACGATATATTTCGCGAAGTTTACGGCGATTCGCTTGTCCGGCTTAAAATCCGGCTTTGGCGCCTGTGTAAAAATCGGGTATCTTGTCTCATATGCGTCTTTCAGCACCTTGTATCTTCTGGTAATCGCCGATTGATGATCCGCAATAAACCCTCGCAGCGTTTCTATATCCAATACTTTGTCATTTTCCAGTCTAAACAATCAAATTCCTCCTTTAACAGGATTGTACGTGATTTTCGTATCCATACGTCTCAGCAGGCTGGCCGCGCTGTCCGGACAGTCATCGTGCTCGGCAAACTCGGAATAATCCAGAATTTCATTGATATATTCCGGATCGGTTTCCGTAAGCCATTCTATCCGCTCCCAATTCTGCTTGAGGTATGTTGATATCTTGATGAATTTATTTGTCGTTTCGGAATATAAAAAAGGCGAAAGCCCATTTTTTTGCAGCTCTTTCGCCAAATATCCCTTGTCCGCGTTTTTTTCGCACGCCACAGAGCCCAATCTGAAGCGGCCTTGTAACGCCTGTATCTCGGTAAGGCAGTCATCGACGTGTTTTTGCCATCTCTTGCCCAGCCCTATAATTCTGCCGTCCGGCAAATCCCTGAACGCCGTGAATGCCGTTGAATCGCCGCCGCCATAAGCTGCATCTATGTGCGAGAGGCCGCCGAACAACGCTTTTGTTTCTCCCGTGAATTTCGGCTCTTTAAACATCGCGTTTGCGTCCGCAATGTGCTTCAACTCATAGTTTGCGGAAAACAGACTGTCCGACATTGACCGCCTGAGCTTTTCGAGCTTTTCCCTACTGATCAGCCCGGTAGAATAGCAGTCATATCTCCGGACATTCGGCATGATAGAGATCGCATCTTCTTTGTGCCAGGGCGTTCCGGTATTAATGAACCTTCCGCCGCGATTAACAATGTTTTGGAGCTCCATGTACTGAAGCTTTGTTCTTTCCCGTTCTGCTTTACTGATTCTGTCCTTTATGTTGACGATATCATCCGTGACAACAATGTCCGCATGCTTTCCTGTTATTGAGGTTGTAATCCCAAGCCCCAATATTTGACTTGCGCCTTTTGCTGACGTGCAAAGATTCGTGTGGATTTCGTTTGCTGTCTCCTTTTCTAGTTTTAAATCCGCACCGTAAAGCTGTTTTACAATCTCCGTCACGGCGCCGCTCTTTAAGATCTTGGCCGTCTGCCTAAGAACTTCCGCTACGTCAGTGTCGGTCTTCCTAAAAAAACCAACGCTCCGGTTCGGAAAGACGATCGTGTTTAACGCCAGAAATAACGACAAATCTGTAGTCTTATACGAGCCTCGGTGCGCAAGTAGTGTGATATCGTCTTTTCCATATAAAAAAGACCTCAGCCAATCATTGTGAAGTGGCGTCAGGTCTTTAAATCCTACAAAGTGCCCGATTTTGTACGGCTTATATTTAAGCAGCCGTTTTATGTTATCCCTCGTCATCGTCATTGAAATATGCCTCAAGTTCCTTTGCCGTATCGTCAATCGGTTTGGACAACTCTATGTTCTGCTTATCACGCCATTTGTCCGGTCGTCTATTTTTCAGCCAAAATATCTGAGCCGTTGTATCTCCGTTTATCGCATTTTTAAATAAAGCATTCTCGACTTCAAAATCCACGACCTCTTTGCCCTTTTTTAAGGCCTCAGAAATATCAGAAAACCGTTTTTTCCACTCGTATAAAGTCGCTGCAGTGATTCCGATATTCTCTGCTATCTGCTCATCGGTCAGGCCGTCTCTGGCCCACCCTTCCATTTTCAGCAAGCCTTCCGGCTCAATCCACTGCTGATACTTTGCCATACAGGCTCACCCCTTTCTTTGCTGTTTCTGTATAACAAAAACTCCCCACTCGGAGGAGCTTCTGCCGTTATGTTAAAGTATCAGGAGGACATCAAATGCCTTTTATCTTTTTTTACTCACTATCATAATATCAAACTTTTTATGCCCCAGGGTTACCATCTTTGCCCCCATGTTACCTTTTTTGTACTAAATCCAATACATGTTGCGAGCAACACATTTAATAAATGCAACCTTGTATTGCCACCATGTTTTTCTGTGAGCACCTTCTGGATATGGAACCTTATACAACACGTTATTCCATACCCCCTCTCGATAATCATTCGGAATAGAAATCTTCGCCTGCTCAATCGCCTGCAGCTTCCGGAACAGCTCCGCGCGTTTCATTCCCTCTCTGGATGTCGGATCGCCCGTGTTACCTCCTCTTGGCTGCCCGTCTGGCGGTTCGGGACTATCCCATATCGCGTTATCGTATTCTTCTTTCATCCGGTCGTATCCTTTGATCATCCAGAGGGTGTGTCTGTACAAATCCTCTGGCATATCGCTGTTTTTTAAATAATAGTCCCTCACGTTTCTCCTCCTGTTTTTATTTTTTATACGTTGCAAGCAATGCATTAACACAAGCTGTCACGAACATTGAACACATACTAATCGCGAATTCTTCAGATGCACCTGCTGCCTTGAGTGACTTTTGAAATTTTACTAATGTCACTGCCAAATTTTCAAAATCCATTTCTACCCTCCTATTCCTGCGGCTCTGCCAGCTTGGCATATGGCCATTCAGTTTTTAAGTTTGTTGTCCACGATGTTGCACCATCCTTAAATGCATACACTGTCCCATCGCGGTATTCTGCAAAATGCCTGCGGCTCCAGTTTTCTTCGTTCGTGCTTACCAGTATCGGCGTATCCACAGCAACCTTGCTCCAGCCCACTTCCGGTGCCTGATATTCTTCATCGAGCCAGAGTGCGGTTAATAATGCAACTTTTTCTGCATTTATAACTTCATAGTTGCCGCACTCGTATGCAGGAACCACATAGTCATTAAAGAATTGCATTAATTCTCCTTTTTTACACACTTTAACTAATTCATTTTTATATTTATCTCTATTCTTCAAAGTAATCCCTCCCATTCCTTGCATCTCCATAACCGATCTACAGTTTCACCTACATTTCCGCTGTCCCCGTTTGCACATCGCCTGGTCCTGTAATGGCAGCAGGTCCCGCAGCACCGCTTTTCTACTTCCTCCCTGACCTCGAACATTGCAGGCTTTCCGCTTTTCAAGTTGACGGCGGGTCCGAAGTCCGTTTTTATGTATACACCGAACAAATCTGCAAAGATATCGCCGGTCTTTAGCCGTTCGTATCGCATCATTCTACCTCCGTAAGCCAGTATCTTTTTTTGCATTCTGTACATCCATTAGTCCCGTCCGGACAATTAATCTCCGGGTCCATGTCGCATGGTCTCAAATCTATGAAATCCCCTATCATTTCGATATTCGGAAACTCCTTTATGATCATATCCTGTCTCGTCTTGATCGAGTGTTCAGCTGACCATCTTTTTATAATCTCAACCACTTTTTCGGGGTCTTTTGCGCTCATTGAATCTTCAGAAATGTTAAGTGCACATGTAAACATCATTTTTTCATTTAATAATTCACAAGCATCACAGTTTGGCTGGTTTTTACAAAACCTTAAAGCTTCTTTCAAAAATTTTACTGCATCCATATCATTCTCCTTTCCACGGCTCCGGCTGATATTGCCACGCTATAATTTCTATGCTCCTATCTATCTTGTTAAATTCGTCATGCCCATTTTTCTATAATCTCTACAACCTTTTCTGGCTTTGTCCTGATAAAAATTTCGCATGACTTGTCCATTCTGTTAAATTCCTGTCTTAGTCCGCAGTCGCCACACCCTATACTACACATTCTTTCATACTCTCTCATTATTTCAACTATATCCATTATTCTTCCTCTTTCTCCAATCTTCTGTTCCACGCTTCTAATACATTTCTTGCAATATCACTATCTGGCATAAAATCCATATCACACCCGTAACAATGAATATAACTGTATATTGCATCCAATCCATCTATTTTGCTCCATTTTCCTTTTCATTTCTTGGCATTCTTCTATCGTTCCGATTTGATAATATTCATATAGTACTTCTGCAATTTCTTCTATTGTTGCATCTTTAATAAAATCATAAGGTGTCATTTTAAATCTCCCTTCCACGGTTCTGGTAATGGCATCCACACTATCACCTCATATACCTGCCCTAAATCATCAAACCATGCGCCATCTGGGCTATACTTAAGTGTTGTTGCTGCACTAACACCTTTAATCATGACATTAAATTCCGGACAGTCATCGTCATCTATATTCTGTGGCACTTTTGGTAATCTCTCACTACACGGAATCCATTCTCCGACTTTCGGCTGCTGATTGATAATCTCTATAGCCATGCGCATTCCCCACAGCCTATCATACCAATAACCAATGTCTGTTTTATCTTTCGCATACGTTTCTATAGCATCTATTAATTTCTTTTCATCTATCATCTAAGTCCTCCTTGTATGGCTCCGGTAGTGGCTTCCAGGCAATACATCTGGCTTTCTCGCACATTTTTTCCCCATGATTTACAAAACACTGCATGTCAATGTCGTAATAAAATCGAACCGCATGTACTTTTTCTGTATTTGGGCTTCGATATGTAAGTAGACACGGATACAGATATCCAATCCCGTCCAGATTATTGAGGATATACCGTCTCGCTTCCTCATCCGGCAGTCTCTCACTGCACAGAATCCACTTATCCGCACTCTCAACCTTTCTTAATCCCTCCATCGCGGCATCAATGGCATTGTCCCAGCCCGCCGCCTCTTTATCGCTCGCATCACAGCCGCCTAAGTCTTTTAGCATCTGCTCTACGTCTTTTCTTCGGATTAAATCGTTCATGGTCCCTCCGTTCACGTTCCATAGTCCTCCCAACTTGTACCTTTTTCCATGTGTGCCTTAATTGCTGCCGGACGTTGCCATTGTCGAGCGAACCGGTTCCATTTCACGCTGTATTCTGTCTTTTTGTCTGAAAAATCCCGGTACAGTTGCATGAACGGCATTGCCCCCGCCTCATACACTGCTCGGCACCTTGCTTCATCTGCATCCATATCTTCGCCTCTTGAAAGAACATAGCACTTCAGTTTATTTCGGTTAAATCCCGCTTTTCTCAGCTTTTCACAGGATTTGCGAAAAGCCGGAATAGCGGAGTCTGTATCGCATGCAAGCCATAATTCCCTGATTCTTAAGCTTGTTATGTGACTGATAAAGTGATCATCTACTAAGTCGGCCTCCAGTCCGCCCTTGAAACAAATGGACTTTTGTCCCCGGAGCATATCGAATACTTTTTCTTTGTGCGTTTTGCTTGCCTGAAGAAAGTTATTATCCTGAATCCAGTTTCCCTGATGTATCGGCAGTTCCTTCAGCCGCCCCTCCAGCTTTGGGACAATACACCACGGGCAGGTGTTATTGCAGCCGCGTGTCGTAAAAATTATATTTGGCTTCATGTACAGCCCTGGGATAAAATCTTCCGCTGGGCTTCCAAACGCAGGACCGCCAAGTCTGACCGGTTTGTTTGTAGCCGCCATCCATTGGTACGCCAGTTCCTGGCAGGTTTCTTTATCCCACGTAAAGGCGCAGGATACATGCACCTCGTCATGGTCAGGTATAAAAATGCGCATCGGCGGAGGCCCTATAAATACGTATTGATCCTCTGGTGTATAACTTGTTTTTCGTGGAAACACTCTGATAATCCTCATAGTCCCTCCATTCTCCCCGCACTATCGATCTTTATATTGCTTAATCTCTCTGTGTAGGACGATCAGATCATCAATCAGGTTGTTAATCATCTTCGTCTGCATAGATATTGCCGCCTGCAATTCTCCGAATTGCTCGATGATATATTGATTCATTCCAGTTCCTTTTTCTGTTTCTTTAGATTCTGCTTTTTGCGGCTCTGTCTTTAACAACGTGTGTTTATCAACTTCCAAAATCATTGCGATTAATTCTACCGTATTGCTCCATAGCCAGCCCATTTGCCGTCTGTGTGTGAGATATGTTTGTTCAAACCCGATTTTTTCGCTTAACGTTCTAAAAGTTAATCCTTTTTTTGATGCAATTTTTTTAATTTCGTCAAAATCTATGTTATTTACTCGTTCTCTTGCCATTTTACCCTCCTTTCTCCCCGCAGACATTAGAATAAAAGGGGATGCTTTTCCTTTCTTTTTTGCGTTGAACTGCCTGCGGGGAAGTGGTTGCAACTTGATGCAACTTAATTGTGTTCGCTGTTTAACCAGTCATAAGTTTTCTTGTAATGCTCATAAAAATCAAATTCACCAAAGGCATCTTTTATTTGCTTGTAACTTGCTTGTTGCTTACTTGATATTGCAAGCAATATCGTTTCTGTAAAATTTTCAATCGCCTGCTGTTCAAGTGATTTTGGACTGTCTGTATATTCGTTGTTGTATTCCCAGTTCTTCATTGTTCCTCCGTTATTACTCTAATAAACTTCACGCCTTCTTTTTTCCGTACTGTCCCGCGTGACAAGTATGAGCGTATCGTTTTTTCCGTCATTTCATATCGTTTTGATAGCTCAATCACGTTCTTGCAGACGCAGACTGGAAGTTCATATTCGTCTGCCGTTACGGCCATATAATATTTCATTTCTCCCACCTCAATCCTGCAAACCTAAGCCCTGTATGCGCCTCTATTGTCTCCGCTACATCTCTAAGCTGTATCGCGTGTTCTTCTAAATGCCTTGCCCAGTTCTCTAAATCCTTCGCAGACTCAATAATCTGGTCCTCATTTAGCCTTAATGTATCTGCCATTACTGCGATGCAAAGTAGAATTGTGTCGCTGACACCGCTCGCCCGCGCCGTGCGTTTTATGCGTTCAATTTCTTTGTCTGAGTAGGTTTTTTTTGGTCTACGCTTTTGCTTCACTTTCTCGCACCTCCCTACTCTCTTTGAACTTGTCACACATAGCTGCCACCTGAATCAGTTCGCAGGCTCCATTGATTGCCTTCTGCTTGATTTCATTTACAAGCTTTGAATATTGATGACATTCATCTCGATACACGCTTTGTTTCAGAGCCACTTCCCATATTGTAATCAGTTTTATTTCCGATTGTGCTTCACAAATTTCCTCGCGTAACAATGCCAGCGCTTCGTGATCGCTGTGTGCATATCCGTGATTTTTTATTGTGGATGTCTTTTTTTTATCGACTAAATCCGATATAATTTCTTTTAAAGCGTTCATATTCATTTTTTATCTCCTTTGGTACGAATGGTGCGAATCGGTACGAAATACAGTCGTACTATATAAGTGTTGATTTTTCAACCGTTATAGCGATGGTACGACTTGTACGACGATTTTTAACAACCTATATAGGCACTCTATCTATACTGGTAATTGTTTCCACTACATATAGAGTCTTATATAAGCTTTAGTAAAAGTGGTTGTACCGGTCGTACCGACACCTTTTAATCGCTGTAATCCAGTAATTGCAAAGGGTACGCGGTACAACTTTGGTTCGTACCGGTATTTATTTCCATTTTCTACAAACCGTTGAAATTTCAATGCGATTCCTCACTTTCAAACGTGCGACCACTTGTTTCCATTTCTTCAAATCCTTCCACCTGCCCCTCAATTTGCTTAATCACGACACAGTGACAGGCGATTTTATTGATTTTGACTGACTTTGTATATCCTTTCCCGTTTTTTTGCAATTCCAGCTTGTCGTTTCGTTTCAACCATGCTAAAAATGCAGTTGGATTAAATCCGTTTTCTGTGCAAGCCTTGTTAAAGACGCTGCGGATAACTGCTGCGGATCCGTAAGAAATCTTTCCCCAGATATCCGGCATTTTCTCCTGTTCTTCGTCGAATCGCGCACTGTTTTGTGCCAGCCACTCCATTAACCATTCATAGGCTTTCAGGTTCACGGAGACTTCTTCATGCGTCGACAGGAACTGTGCCACCTCTTTTACAGCAAGTCCGTTCCCGTCTTTAAAAATCAAATCGTCGATCAATGCGTCCGCGGTCAGGATAAGGCTGGCGGCCAGAGCTTGCTTTTCGGTAATTTCCGTCTCTGTCAATTCTTTATAGAGTCCTTTCTGGGTGGCTTTTGCAAGATCCATCCGCCTCTCTTCCATAAGCGCATCCACAAAGAGCTTTCCAGCATGTCCATAGTTTTTTCGAATCACTTCCACCAGCCCTGCAGGGTCTTTAAAGATTTTGGTATCTTCACAGCTGATTTCGATAATTCGGTTAATCGCTCCGCCGCCGGAATGGCTATTTGAAATTGGCTGCTCTCCCGTTGTGATAATGCAGTTGTTCCAGGTTCCCGTTCTCTGTAATCCCCCTGACTTTTGTCCCCGGTTTCGGCCCACCCCCTCTGAGAGTTGATAAATGAGCTGGTCAAAATCTTTTTTATCTTTCACAATCTGTAGTTCGTCCAGAATCAGCGGCAGCGAGTTCACGAAACTTGCGGAAAGTTCCTGCGCCACCGCAGTACTGTTAAACGTATGAATATACTTTCCCATCTCCGGATTCGCCCAGACCGACGCCGCCAGCATCAAACCGACTGTCTTTCCGGACTCTGTACCACCCCACAGATGGACGAAAAAAGGCAGGCAGTTGCAGGGGCCTACTAAGACCGATGCAAAGGAAGCTGCAACTAAGATTTTCGCCGGGACATTTCCTTCTGCCCGAATGGTCTTGACTGCCTCTTTCCACTTCTCAAAGTTCCCCCGTGTCCCGACACTTTCAAAGAAATGTTTGAAAGCAATGTCTCCATCGAACACAAGATTCTCGACATACGGAGCAAATCCCTCCTCGCCGATCCACCCAAGACGAGACACGGAACTTGATTCCGGGATTTTGTCATAGTTTAGATTTTCCACGTCGTGCAGATACTGCACCAGGTATTTCGCGTTTTCGCTCGTTACCGCCACACCATAATCAGACAGCCCTACAATCGAACTTGCGCTGGCGATCTGCCGGCGGTCAAAAATCATCTTTCGCCACTGTTTTCCTTTTCGATAAGCCAATTCCAGTTTTTCAATCCCGGTGTCGATATTTACCAGACGCTTGACCGGCAAAATCGGATGTACGCAGGCTACAATTTCACCCATATAACCCTCCCTGGTGATTCCTGAATCATCTGCCATCCAGGGGCCGGTATTCAGTTCAATTTCCTGTCCTTCAAAATCACTTGCATTATCCACATAGTCCGGGTCTTTCACCTTCCGCATGGTCTTGCAGTATCCGTCAAACAGTTTCTTAAAATTGCTGACCCCTGCCATCTTTGCCACTTCAGCCATTTTGTTTTTTGCCCGCTCATATTCAAATGGATTGTCTCTCTTTGCATATACCTCCTCGAAAGGGGCGGTTCCGTCTGTAAAGTCCTCTTTTGTGTAGACGGTCATTTCCTGACTGCCATCTCCCACAGCCTCGCCTCCTCTCCGCTGAAATCGTCCAGAAGGATGTCCAGCTTTTCTATCATGTCTTTTAACCACTCTTCGCCGTTACAGTACCGACGAAACAGCACTGCATGGACCGTACAGAGGGTTAAATAGTTTTGATGTAATTCTTCTTGATGCTCCTGATATCGTTTCTCTATGCGCCTGTTTTCAGCTATCTGCTGACGGGTTCGATAATCCGGTTCTTTTCCGATTAGTCCAAGATGAAAATCGCTATCCAGTTTTACAAGCGCTTGTCGAAAGCTAATTCCGTACGATTCCATCACAAAGTCAATGACCCCGCCATACGCTCCACAGCCGAAGCATTTATAGTGCTCGTTTTTAATGCTCAGGCTGGCGGTCTTTTCGTCATGGAAGGGGCAAAGAGCAAATCCCCTTCCGTTGAATTTCACGCCGTAGAATTCCATCACGTTTCTGAGTTTGAGTGCTTCAGTGATTTTCTTTGCCAGGTCATTCTTCATGATTCCGTCCCCAGCAGGCGGAGAATTTCTTTTCCTGTGTTTCGCTTGCTGCAGAACACATACTCCACATTGTGCTTGTGCTGCCATGCCCGCAGGATTCGATAGACCCGCTCTCCGATAATGGCTCCGAATTTCGGCTCCCACAGCATAATATCTTCCAGCCCGGAAATTGGCTTTCCGTCAATGCGGTCCTGCTCAATCAGGAAGTACATCTTGGCACCCATTTCATCCAGACGCTCCAGTTCTCGCTTCATTCGCTTATGATCGCTTGTAGCGTTCTGGGCGATCTCCGCGATATTTTGTTTCCGGTCGATAATAACCAGAGGACGTTCCAGATTGATGTAATCCCCCACATAGAGCTTACTGACAAAGTACTTTACATTCTGCCGCTCAAACTCCGCCACGATTTTTTGGATCGCCCGGCTTTTTTCTCTGCTGTCAATCTGTATCTGCATCTGTCGCCTCCTTTAGAATGGAATTTCTTCATCGTTCACTGCCTCAAATCCTTCCGGTACGTCGGGGTCACCTGACCGTTCCTTTTTACTTCCACAGAAATCAAAATTATTGACGATACATTTCCAGTTATATCGATTTTCTCCATCTTTGTTTTTATATTTCTGCTTCTGCATTTCACCAGATACGACAATCTCACTGCCTTTTTGAAAGAACTTCTCAATCACTTCCGCCCGCTTTCCGAACATGGCGCAGTCAAAAAAGTCCGCTTCTTCTCCATACTGCCGATCTGACGCAACGGTAAAGTTGCAGACCTTTGAAGATCCATTTTTTGTATCAATCTCCTTTAGCTCCGGATCTCTTGCCAGTCTCCCGTGAATAAATATTTTATGCATCGTAACCCTCCAAATAGGATACCGGTCCCGTGAGAACTTTGGTCTGTTTACAGTAATCGCAATGCTCACAGCGTCGCGCCGGTTCCAGTCCGGCTTTGATATCCGCGTACCGGTCAATCTTTGCCTCAATCAGTTTCAGCGCCGTATCCATACTGTATTGAGGGATTTCAAAAATTCCCAGATCCGGCACCTTTTCCTTTGTTGCCCCAGCGATATAAAAGGGCAGTCCGTTTCCTTCAATCGCCTGATAAACCGCAGCCTGCAGATCATATCCCCAGGCTTCCACAAAGGGAATTTTTCCCTCGCCTTCCACCCAGATTGGCGCAAAGTCTTTCATCACTTTCAAATCGACAATCTTTTCTCCCGGATGGTAGCTGTCCATTTTAATCTTCCACTGGTATCCGAACAGTTCTCCTTCCAGAATGACCTGAGGATGCCCGGACATATACTCCATAAAGAGCGGGTCCCTCTCCAGACGCTGGATAATTTCTTCCGCCTGCTTGAAATTCGCTCGAAGTTCCCCCTGCTTTGTGAAGATTTCCGGGTTCTGCGCGCGGAACAGATCCAACGTCCCTTCAAAGTGCGCGTCCACATATGAGCCAACGAGCAGAGAAACGGTTTTCTCCCGCTAATACTCACCCCGGATT